CGATCGCCGGTTGTGGCCATGAACATGTCCATCGGCGCCACCGTGGCGTAATCGCCCATGATTGCGGTCAGCGTGTTGGCGAAGACGGATTTGCCGTTTGCACCGGTCCCGTAGAGGAAGAACAGGGCGTGTTCGGTGGTTACACCCGTCAGGCAATAACCCGCCATGCGCTGGAGGTAAGCTTGGAAATCAGCGTCACCGCCGGTAACCGTCTCAAGGAATTGCAGCCAGACCGGACAATCGCCTCCCACCGAAGCGTCTGCGATCTTTGTCATGAACCGCAGCGGATCATGTGCTGAGGTGGCACCACCGCGCAGGTCTACGATTCCTCCTTGGGTGTTCAGCAGCCAAGGATCGCGGTCCCAGATATCTGTCGTGGTGGCATGGCGACGGTCCGAACGCGCGAGACGCTCGACCGCTGAGACGGTGGCCGCGGTTGAGAGTTTGGTGCGGATCTTGGCTGAGGCTGTCCGGCGCGCTGCCTCACGGCAGATGCGCCGTGCAAGGTCAAATGCCTGCAGCGTGTCCTCGCGCCGCCAGAGAGCCCCAGTCCAGGTCAGCCATTGGCCCCACGGCGCCACATAACGCCAAACGTCAGCGTAACGCACGGCGAAGCCGTCAGCGAGGGCATCCTCTGTGAACTGGACGGGGATTGGCCCATCGCCGGCGTCACCGCCACCGGTGCTGCCACCGCCCCCATCGTCCCTGACGCCCATATCGCCAGCATCGTCGCCGTTACGTTCGGCATCACGCTTCCAGAGCCGCTCTGCCTCTTGGCGCAGACGGTCTTCAGGCCAGGGCGGATCGATGCGGGCCGCGTTGTAGGCGACCATCTCCTCCCAAGCCTGCACGGGCGTGACATGGCCCTCACGGCAACGCCGGATCCAATAGCCGATGACGCGGGAAAGCGCGTCGAACCGCGTTTCGCCATCGACACCGCCTTCGCGGATATTGCGCGCAAAGAGTTCGGTGACTCCCCCGCGGGCCTCAGAAGCGCCGTTGAAATCCAGCTCGTCGAAGTTCGCGCCCTCGAGGGGCGGCATGGCCACAATGGCCTCGATCAGTTCGCCAAGGTCAAAGTCTCGCTCATTTGCTGCCACGATTTCCACGATGCGCTGCTTGCCGTTCTTGGCATGGACAGAACCCGCAACGCGAATGGGCTGATGGGCAGAACGGAATGATGGATCGCCACCGACCTTCGTTGCGATCATGTGCCGCGCGCGACATACCCGGGCGATATCCTCGCCCTCAGCGGGTTCGCTCATGCGCCAGTAGAGGTGGCGCTTCGATTGCCCATCGTCGGTAACGCCGCCGGAGGCCACTTCTAGTGTGGGCGCGCCGAGGTGCTGCACCAAATGATCCCGCTTTGCGACGATGTCGCCGTTGTCGAGATCCACCAAGACGACCTGCGTTTGCACCACGCTTTCCGCGCGGGCGTCCGCCGCTGTCGTCACGGTCCCAGGCACGACGAAGAGCGCCATGCCTGCGCTTGCCGCCCAATCGGCCTGCAGGGCGAGTTTGGCGGCAAGCTCTCCATCAACTGCAACGAAGGGGGTATGAGAGGGCGCATCGGGCGCCCCCTTTTCGGGAAGGGCCCTGACCGGGGCGAGGCCGTCGCAATAGCCGAAGACGATGTCGACAAAGCGGGCGATTACGGCATGGTCGGGCTGAATGCGCCGGATCTCGGGCGTATCGGAAACTGTCGTCATGGCCAGCACCGTGTCTTCCATGCGCAGAAGCGGCATTCAAAATGTTCAGGGTCGGAGGTATGCCTCGGCAGTTGATCGCTCGCGCTGCATGCGCGAAGGATCGTCACCGCTTTGTCGCTGCAGCTCTGCGCGAGCGCGGCGTCGAAGGGTACCTGCTCGTGCCATATCTCACAGGTATCCTTGTTAATCGCCGTAAATAGCGCAGGCGTTTCTGTGAGGCCGAGATAGGCTTGGTAGAGCGCAATCTGTGCGGCATAGATCGGCTTTGCCTTGGCAACGCCGTGCTTGGCCATCTCACGCCAGTTCTTGGCGTTGGCTGATTTGCATTCCCAGAGGGCCGGGGCTGCAAAGCCATCAGGACCCGCGATGATCACCCCGTCCGCATGCCCCTGCACATGTCCACCGGCCGCGGTGAAGCCGAACTGCTCGCCATGGCGATTGCGCGTGCGCAGATCGAACCCGGCCTTGCGCAGCCATTCGATCGCCAGGTCCTCCAGCACATGGCCGAGGGCGAATATCCGCAACGATTTTCCGGAGAAGCCGCCATCCGGATCGCGCGGGGCTTTCAGGTATTCGTATTGCAAGCGGCGCGAACAGATATCGCCAAGGCGGCTGCCACCCAGATAGTCACGCTGCGGCCGGGTGGCGTTCTCTGCCACCAGCGCCGCGTCGATGCGCGCATTCACAGCGTCGCAGAAGCTGGGCGGTTTCTCGCGGTGATTGAAGTCGAGCACCTCGGTCATCAGAACGGCACCTCCATGTCGCGGGGCGCCGTTGCGCTGGCGCGCATCGCCTCCTGGAAGCCGTCGACGGAGGCCGTCGCGAGCGCGAGCGCCTGCTGCTCGCTGAGGTCCTGAAAACGGGTCGTCCACCCGATCTCGGCCATCAGTTCGGCCATATTCTTGAGGGCAGCGCGCAGCGCCGCCTGTTCGCGCGGGTCCGGGTCGATCATTGCGCCTCCCCAGTCTTGGAGGCAGCAATCGCGGGGCGCGGGCCCGAGTGAGAATGGGTCGTTCTTTCGGTCATGGGAAAGCTCCAGTGCTTTTCCTCACCTACCGGCGGGGTCTCCGATCTGTCGGATCGCCCCGGCAACATTCGTGATGCGTGCTGCCGAGGTAGCGTGGCGACCACGTCGGGGCCATGCCGCGCTGTGTCGAGCGCTTCGCCGGGAAGCATCTTCCGCAAAAGAACTTATAGGGAACATTTTCTTGCGCGGTTCGCTGGCCAACCCTAGCCTTTGCATCGTCCCCCATGACAAAGGAGCCGATTCGCCCATGGCCTCGTTCGATCCGAAAGTGTTCACCCGTCCTGACGGCCTGAAGCGAATTACGAATGCAAACCTGATCGCGTTTCTCGAGCCCCATCGGGCGTATCTGTCGGGACGCCAATTTTTGTTCCCCAACGATCCGGCGCTCGATTTCCCGCACGAGGACCTGGCGAAGCTGCTGATGCAGTACGATGAGAAAATCCCAGATGATCTGGTGAACGGTCTTTACTACATCGACGAAGTCGCTTCGAACGAGACACTCGACGATATGATGGATCGGGCGCAGGACGCGGGAATCACGTTGACGGTCGACGGCAAGTCCACGCCTGCTGACGTCGCCACGCAAATCTGGAATGCAAAACCCGATCTTCTGATTGAGCGGGCTGTGCGCAGCCTCGCATTCCAGAAATCGAGCTTCATGTATTTCCTTGGAAAGACAGCGAAGACGCGCACCTTGCCGGCGACGCCCGATCCCCAGCTGAAAAAGCTCGAAACCCTCATGGACCCGTGGTTCGAGAGCAAACAGCGCGGAAAGGGCACGCGGGTTTTTGCCTTTCCCCGCACCGACAAGGTCTGGCTGCTGATCCGGCACGGCATGCCGATGATCCGCGAGGGCAAGCATGAAGATGATGGCTCCGCAGGTGTGGCCTTCTATCGGCCGCAGAGGCACGACGTTGTGATCTACGACGCCGATCAGGACGTGCTGGCCGTCAATGCCGACACCAAGGGCGCCCGCACGCTCTATCGCGAGTCAATCGGCCTCGAGATCTTCGGCGACAAGGACTACTTCGGGGAGGGCGAAATCTTCACGCTGGCGCCAATCCGCGATGACGGCGCGGATTGTCTCGTGTCCAGTGACATCGATGGGATCGCCCAGGTGCGGCTGCGTGAGGTGGTGCGTGTCCTGCCGGGGCGCATCCCGATCACCGAGATCACGCGCGCCAGCGATCTCTTTGCAGCCTTGGGCGATCAGGCGGATGCCAAATTTAAGTACGGCACCATCATCGCTGCCAAGTTTGGCGTCCTGTTCCACGGCGCACGTCAGGAACGTATCGTCAACCTGAGCAAGGGTTCGGCCCGCTATGACCGCGATACTGACGCACCAGCGGTCGAGGCGTGGTTAGAGGCCCGGGGCTTCAATGCCTCCAAGAACAAGGATGATCGCGGCGATGCGGATGACGACGTTCTGGAACGCGATTGAGGACCTGATCGGCGCGGCGACCAGCCAGCGCGAATGGGCCGAGAGGCTTGGCGATGAATGGGCGGCCGCAGCGACCTTGCTGAGACCGACCGACAAAAGGGCCGAGGACCTTGTGTGTCGCAAGAATTGCGTGGACGGCTACATGCGCCGGGTCGTACGCCTGACAGATGGCCGCCTGCGCGCTGAATGTGGCAGCCCATCCCCGATCTGCGAAAGCGTCTTCCTCGATGAGGCCGAGATCAACATCCTGGCGCTGGATCCACAGAAACTGGCCAAGATACTCCGCGGCGCGCTCAATCTCGTGGGTGATGCGGACAAACCGCTTGTGGCGCGTGCGGCCTTCATAGGCCGATATGAAATCAGCCCTGGACGCGGATTTCCCGTCTTCCTCTACCTTCCTCAACCCATGTTCGGGCCGCAAGTTGATGGTCTCGACCCGGTAGCAGTTTCGCCGCCCGGCCCGCGACTTGTTTTGGTTCCCACGCGGCGATCCCTTGCACTTGGTGAAGTTCGGCGCCTCAAGACGCAAGGGTCCACGATCATGGCGCTGGAAGATATTCTCATCTGGCAGGCGCGGAAGGGGCTTCATTCCACTGATGACCCCACGATACTCTTTGCCGGTCTCACCGATGGCATCGTCGGCATTGAGAAGATCAAGAAGCCAACCATCACGGTGCCTTTGGGTACGAGATGGGAGGACATCGAGCTTGATCTTGCTGACGCCCAGCAATTCAGTGCGACCATTCTGCGGCGAACCCGGATCATCGTTCCCCATGACCTCGACATGGTCAAAGGCCCACTCCGCAAGCCCACCCTCCAATGGACATTGCTCGAGCAATTCGCCCACTTGCGTGGGCGACTTCCGATCGGGGCATCCCGCGCACAACGGCAGAAACAAAAGCTGGTCGAAAAGCTGAACGCAGCTTTTGGCCTCCACGACGACCCCTTCACTATTGAAAGCGGCTGTTACGTGGCACGATTCAAAATCTCGGCTGACGGTATAGAGGCCGCAGCTCGGAATCGCCGACCTCGTTGATCTGACGAAATTGCGTCGACGAAGACTGACCCACCCCCAAACTTTTTTTGTCCCAACAACCCCATGAAACCATTCGGTTTTGTGGGGTTTTCTTTGCGCGTTTTTCCCTGATTTCGAGTCCCTCAAACGAAATTTCGCCCGTCCCAGGCACTCGGGCCCCGTGCCCGTCCACCTGGACGAAGGCGAAACTTCATGGAGCGTTTCCAGCACCCCATCACCGACCCGCACTCGCGGGTTTCCCGCAACATCATGGTCCGCGCGACGCGTTTGGCCCGCTCTGGCGCGGTCCCTGGCATGACCGTCGATGACATCGCACAAGACCTGCGCGAACATCTCTGGCGGCGTGACGGCGCCTTCGATCTCACGCGGGGCAGCTACGACACCTTCGCTGATCGCGTCGTCGCCAATCGCATCGCGTCGCTGGCCAGTCCCACGGAACGTCTGCGGGCCGAGCGCGGCTGGGTCAACTTCGACGAGCCAACCCAGCAGAAGGAAGATGGAGAGCCACTGCCGCTGTCGGAGACGTTGGCCGAAGCGGCTGGTTTGAATGGCCCTGCGCCCCGGCCCGCCGATGAAGGGTTTGGCTTGGTGCGTGATGTCCGGCGTCTGCGTGCCGCGCTGACACCGGCCTGCAGGTCGATGGCCGACGCGCTTGTCGATCTGACGCCGTCCGAGGCAGCCACAGCCCTCGGCGTGCACCGCAGCACCATCTACGCGCGCCTCTCGACGATCCGCTCGGTCGCCGTGGCGCGCGGCCTCGAAGTTTATCTCGTTGCAACCCCGACAGTTCCGGCGCCGGGCCGGTAGGTGAGCATAGGACCGGAACACTCCGGTTCGCGATTTTCATGCCGGGCCCTCGGAGGAATGCAACACCCCACATGGGGAAACACTCCGACCGCGAGCTCCAGGGCGGCGTCAGGCCCGGCAGCAGTCTCTTCGACGAACCCCGGAGGCCACGACGGCAAAACAGGAGCGTGTCATGTTCTCGTCTTCCCCCCTCAGGCGCTTGCGCCAGCGCTATAATCTCGAGCCACTGCCCGAGGTGATCGATGTCCCGGCCATTGGTGGTCGCACAGCCCGAAGTGTTCCGATCGAACAGGCGACGCTCGATGACATCGAATTTGCGCTGGTCGCCCTCGGGCGTCAGCAATCGGCGCTCTACGATGTGTCGAACGCGCTCTCCACACTGCTGCGCATGGCGCGGCGCCGCGGCGCGCTTGGTCGGGATGTCAGCCTTCACCCCGCCGTTCGCGATCTGGAGGAGGGCCAATGAGCGTCGCCTTCGGCAAGATGCCGCTGCGCATCGTCACCGCCGACGATCGCCTGCGCGAGGCGCGTGGTATCAAGGGCTTGCTGACCGGCACCTCCGGCATCGGCAAGACCACTCAGCTTCTTACCCTCGATCCCCAACGCACGATGTTCGTCAATCTCGAAGCGGGCGAATTGGCAGTCCAGGGCTGGCCCGGTGACGAGGTCCGGGTGCGTGACTGGGAACTGGCCCGTGATCTTGCCGCCTGGATCGGCGGACCCAACCCGGCGATGCGCGACGACCAGTCCTATGGTCAGGCGCATTATGCCCGTGTCTGCGCGGCCTTTGGGCCCGCCACGCAGCTCGACAAATACGAAACCATCTTTGTCGACTCGATCTCGGTCGCGTCCCGCATCTGTCTGCAGTGGTGCAAAGGCCAGCAGCAGGCGCAGTCCGATCGCACCGGCAAGCCTGACATGCGCGCGACCTACGGACTGCTCGGCCAGGAAATGATCGGCTGGCTTACGCATCTTCAGCACACACCGGCCAAGAACATCTGGTTGGTCGGACTTCTCGATCGCAAACTTGATGACTTCGGCAAGTCCTTCTTTTCCCTGCAGATCGAGGGGGCAAAAACCGGCCTCGAATTGCCGGGCATCGTCGACGAAGTCATTACTCTGACTGAGTTGCGCCCGGAAAAGGGCGAGGCGTTTCGAGCCTTCGTCTGCACGACCATCAACGACTACGGCCTGCCCGCAAAAGACCGCAGTGGCCGCCTTTCGATGATTGAGCCGGCCCATCTCGGGCGCCTCATGGCGAAAATCCGCAGCCCGCATCCCGACAGCCCACAACGGCTGAGTTTTGAACTGCCTGCAGGCGCGGCACCCCATTCCACGACGACACAAGGAGTATGACCCATGGCCAGTGACATGGACTTCAATGGCGCCGACACGCAGGACGCCGCTTTCGACATCATCCCTGCCAACACGATGGTTCGCGTGACCCTCACCATCCGCCCTGGCGGGGCGGGGCCGGAGGGCTGGCTCACCCAGAGCAAGACCAGCCCCGCGCTCTATCTCAACACCGAAGCCATCATCATGGAGGGGCCGTTTGCCCGGCGGAGGATATATACACGCATCGGTTTCCGGGGGAAGAACGCGGGTACCGGCGAAGACTCTTATGGCAACCGCGGCCGGGCGCTAATCCGTGGTGTGCTGGAATCCGCCCGTGGGATCCGGTCGGATGATCCGTCGGATGCGGCGCGGTCTGCGCGGATGATCCGCAGCCTCGGTGAAATGAACGGCCTTGAATTCGTCGCATGCATCGGGATTGAGCGCGACAGGGACCGCCCCGACGAACCTGGCCGCAATGTGATCAAGGCGGCGATCGGCCCGGCGCATGCGGATTATGCCCGTGTCCTGGGGCGCATGCCGCAACCGGGTCCCAGCCTCGGCGCGGGCACTCCCCGCATGGCTGAGCCAGCTTATGGGCAGCCCCCATCTGCCGACAACGCTTCCGCCCCGTTCTGGGCACGTTGAGGGAGGGCTGGCACATGATCCCCCGTGATTACCAGAGGGCGGCTGTGGCCGCCGCGCGCAACATGCTCGCCACCCACGGCAACACACTTCTCGTGCTGCCGACCGGTGCGGGCAAGACCGCCATCGCCGGTTTCTGTATCGGCGAGGAGCTTGAACAGAACCGCAAGGACCGTGTGCTGGTCCTGCAGCACACCGATGAGCTGATCGATCAAAACCGTTCGACCATCGGCGCGATTACGGGCCTCGCGACTTCGGTTGTGAAGGCTGAGCAGGACAATTGGGATGGGCGCATCGTCTTTGGCAGCGTCCAGACGCTGGCCCGCGCCAACCGGCGTGAAAGGATGGCACCCGTGTCCCATCTCGTCATCGACGAATGCCACAGGGCTGCATCGACCAGCTACCAGGCGGTGATCGACGATGCCCGCAACCTGAACCCCAACGTGAAGCTGCTCGGGCTGTCGGCCACGCCGAGCCGGGGTGACGGGCGCAGCCTGCGCAAGACTTTCAGCAATGTGGGCTTCCAGGTCCGCATTGGCGCACTGATTGCACAAGGGCTGTTGGTTCCACCGCGTACCTTCACGATCGATCTCGGTGTGGGTGATGAACTGGCCGGCCTTGATGCCACGGCAGGCGATTTCGACATGCGCGCTGCCGATCGTGTCCTGAACCGCGCGGTCCTGACCGACGCCGTGGTTGAGCATTGGGAGGAAAAGGCGCCTGATCGGCAGACCATTTTCTTTTGCGCCACAGTCGATCATGCGACGGCTGTAGCAGAA